TTCGATCAAAAATCACAATGCTCAGATACTTGCCGATATGGCCAAGGCTCCGGCATCTTTGATTTAACGATCAACACAACTTCACAATTTAAATCTTACTACATTGGCAAATGGATATTGCCCCGCGTTGCTAACCTCTATTGAGGCTATTGCAGGGGAAAACGCGCCATCAAAGAAACTCCACGTTGCTGGATTTCTTGCAGCATTATTTTGCTGTCAAAACTCAAGTGTCAGCCCTATCAATGATGGCTACGAAGACTGGCACCAAAGAACTTTAACGGTTAGTTATTCTCAACGTCCGGTTGTATCTCAGGTACAGGACGAAGATGATTGCGATATTAACCGTCTACCTGTTTTATCAGAATGGGACCTTGGCCAGATGCGCCGTAAATCTCACAGCTTTTATATCAGCGATGATACTATGAGCCGTTATTGTGCAGATGCTGCCGCTACTGTTAGCGCAGGACAACCAGCTACACCTTTAATGCGCAGGCATTACGACGAAGTACTTGCTTCTGCAAACGTAGTTTTAAAAGCAATCAATACCGACCTGGTAACACTTGCAGTTACTCAGTTTGGCGAGAATGCTGTTACCGGTTCTACGGCTGTTCGTACTTTGAATGTTGCACCTACACCTACGTTCGACCTGAATGCTGGTATTTTAAGGCTGCTTCAGGATATTGAGTTCAATGAAATTTGCGGTGAGCCTTGCATCGTTGGTGATGGTAACATCGTTGCTTTCCAGATGGCTCAGCAGATTGCATGTTGCAATAGTGCTGGCATGAATTTCGGTTCATTGGGTACGCCGCGTGTATTCCGTGATAAAGATACTCAGACTGTTTGGGGAACTAACCAGTTTGCGGTGTTAGCACCAGGTTCTGCAAAGTTCATCTCTCGCAACCTGTACTCAGGTACACAAGCCGGCACAAAAGGCGGTTCAACTTTCTTTACCCTGCGTTTGCCGGTTAATGAGTTTGGTTGCGCTCCTGAGTGTTTGGATGACCTGGTATTTGATGTGCAGATGCGTTATTTCGATTGCCCTGAAACGGTAACGATCAACGGAAGTGCAACTACTTTGCCTCGTGGCTGGCAGTTTATCATAAGCAAGTCTTACAGCTTATGGATTCAGCCTACCGATGCATACGCTGCAACTGATCCTTTGGCTGATACTAACGGCTTTTTGCGTTACGCATTAACTAATGCATAATGCTGTGTTTTATTGATTATATAGGATTGTCGTTCTGTGCAGGGGTGTATGAATCCCCTGCCAGCGGCATCTATATTAACAGCCTGCCCGGCATCAGCATTGAAAGCATTGATAAGTCAGCAGACCAAGAACAGGTTAACTACCTGGGAGTTTGGGAAGATGTGCAAACGAATGCACTTGCACAATTCAGGATAGACATTATTTCAGAAATGAATAAATGTTATCAGCTGGAATGCGACTGCAACTATGATGCGCTCATTTGCGAAAATCAGGAAGTACTTACCCAGGCTTGGAAATACTTACTTGGCATATGGCTGTTGGTATTTCGCATTAATTCAAACCGGCTTAACCGTTATACTACTTTGGATATCCCGCAGGCTAAGGAGTTATTAAATTTCTACCAGGTTGAATACGAAAAGTTTTTAAAATCTTCCGTGGCTTGTATGGACACTTCGTCCTGTGAGCTATGCTGCGGGAACAATCCATCAGTAGTAACATGGCTGCCGTAGTATCAAATATGACTGCCGTTGTTAACCGGATCAAAGCAAACTTTGAACTGCTACTTGACAAAGAGTACCTGCTCAGGCCGCTGGCTATTGAAACGATACCAAATATGAAGGAACGTATCCATAAAGATGGTGCAGCAACAGACGGGGCACAGATTGGAACTTACTCAACAGAGTATATGAAGTTAAGGACAGGCAACTATGGGAATGCAGGTAAGAATGATTCAGGTTTTTTGACAAAGGGTAAGAATGCAGCATACAGTATAAAAACTAAAAAGGCGAATGTAGCCCGTCCGAATTATCACAGGTCAAGCGATACAAAAATTATCGTTTCCCTTACCCGGCAATTAGAGAACGATTGGGCAGTGGTTGCGACAACAAACGGATATGGGATTGGGTTTAACAACCCGTTTAACAGGGATAAAGCTCGCTGGGTTGAGGCTCAAAAGAAAAGGATCATTTTTAATCTATCTGAACCGGAAAAGCAGTACATACGGGAACGGATACAAGAACTGGTAAATGGCGCAATCAATTAGAAATATAATAACCGACCTGAACACCGCAATGCAGGAATATTTTAAATCTGCCGTTTACTACGGGGTGGCTCAAAATATTGAACGGGAAGGGATTTCTAAACCGGTAGTAAATGAAAGGCCGGTGTCATTCGATGATAGTTATGGAATGATAGTGTACCATAAGCTAGGAAATATAAATATTACCCGTAAGCCTGGATATGGCAGCTCGGAGAAAACGGTAAATACTTTTGCGGTTAGCGCAGTGGTATTCAACAACGAAAAAAGAACAGGGTTAAAAACGGACGAGATAGCCATGGTTATGCAGTCTGTTTTAAGCCTTCAAAATATTGCTTCTACTAGAATTTTGCCCGGTAATGTTATCCTGAATAGCCAGGCAATATATCAAACGGAGTATAGAGGTTCGTCTTATTCCTTACCGGAATATACCGGCCTGATGCAGTTAAATTATACAGTTGAAATAACTTTTAAAAGCGGTTGTTTCGACCTTTGTCCTGAAGATTTTTCACAATGTAAAATAAATTAACATGTCAGTTTATTATCCTACTGGTTGCAATACTGATGTACCGTCACATTATTGTGACAGTTGCGAGGCTCCAGAGCTGGGCAGGGTACGGAGTATCGCTTTTATTAAAAATACTTTTTCTTTCACCGACATTACAAACCCGGTTGAATGGCAGAATGGTTTTGCCGCTGGTGATATCGTTATTATCCCGATGACTAAAGGCACCTTTGATGGTGGTTCTGAGGTTGAGGTACCGGGTTACGGACACCAGGCTACAAGGGTAGTCGGGTATAATTTCCAGCTGCAGTACCAGGACCCGAATTACCGGGGTAACTGTAATTTTTACAATGCTCTGAAACGTAGCCGTGCTTATAAGGTGGCATATGCTACCGAAACCCAGATCCATGTTTCAGACACTACGGTTTCTGTAGTCCCTAAAAACCCTGTGCAGGATGATATTAATTCTGAGGTTGTTTGGGATGTGATTGTAAAGTGGGCTGGGGCTGATATGCCTTGTCCGTTCGATACGCCTGAGGGTATATTCGATGAATGTGTGGCTTTAGGTTAGTACGTAAAAATAGAAAAACAGGCGGGTGAAAGTCCCGCTTTTTTAATATGAAAAAAGTTATAATACTAATATTGTTTATGGCTGGCTTTGCGGCCCATGCTCAAACCGTTGGCCAGTTCCGGTATGACAGCACGAAGTTTTTAAAAGTTGGTGGTATCAACTTTGTAATTATTGACAGCATACAACGAACATCAGATACTACGCTGAATAAACCACTTGTAATAAATGAAGGTGGCGTTATCCGTATGGCTCAATACTGGCCCGCTGGTACAGGCGGCGGCGGTGGAGGGATCATTGAACTAGGCGACGGTTACGGGCTGATTAAAGTTAATGATTCTACCTATAACCTGGATACCGCATTTATAAACTCTATTATATCAGGTGGGGATACTACGATATTTAAAACAACCTTAGATAGTACTGGCCAGCCGCATAACAGGATATTATTTTCAAGAAATCAAAAAGTAAGCTCTAGCCCCCGTTTATTATTTGACTCAGCTAACAGCAAGGTTGTAATAAATAATGCAAACGTTTCTGCCGGGGGGCCTAATAATAAATTATTTGTTGGTGGGCAAGCTACTGTTACGGCTAATCTTATTGTCCAATCAGTGCCTATTGCAAACGATACAACAACTTACAAACCTATGGTTATCGGATCAGATGGGGTATTACGACAGCGAACGTATTATGTTACTGGAAGTGGCGGCGGCGGCGTTACAGATACTCCATTAATTAGGCGTATAGCTTCAGATACATCTAGGTATATGATGAAAAATACCGTTTCGTCATACTGGTATATAGCAGACGAATGGGGCGTTTATCCCAATGATAGTTCAAAGGCTTTTACTAACAGGGATTCTTTACAAAGGCTTATTAATTACATAGCAACGACTAAGAAAAATTCTGTTATTTATTTCAAAGAACCTGTTAAATACTTCTTTGACGGTGTTATGCAGGATTCAACTTTGAATAATGCGTTAATAGTTTTTCCGACAATCGGGATCACAGATACCCAATATACAATCACCTTAAAGGGATTTGTAAGACCTACCTTTTCCCCATCTGTTTACAGTACTACTCCAATGCCAAGCGCAACGATATTAAAATGTAATAACGGAACAGGGGCATTAGGCGGCGGCAGCTTTTTGGGTGGCGGCGGTTCAACAATAAGTTTTGTTGTGCCAGGGCTTGAAAATATTATAGTTCAAGTGCCGCCAAATCCAACAATTTCAGGGGTTAGCTTTGACCATTTTACCTGCACATTTATTAAGGATGTGGTTATTATGGCAGGTTATTCACAGGACGCTTTAAATTCTGTACAACCAACGCATGTAAATTCCTACGGCTATCATCAGCCGTTAAATAGTTCAGGCATAAATCAACGTGTAGAGGGTGTTTTAAATATCATGGGATTCTATAACGGAATGAATGTAGGGGAGGGCGCAATGATTGATGATGTTGGTTTGTGGTCTTGCCGAAATGGTTTGGTTTATGATTTTGCTTATGGTTATAGCGAAATAGGCAGGGTTATTATAGGATGGTGTCCTTATGGAATAAAAGTAAACAATTATCACAATATAATTATAAGAGCAATTAGTAATGAACATTACAATTTAACTCCGTCTAAGTGGTTTCAGTATGTAGCTGATTTAGTAGACAGTACCAATAGGGGTATAGGGCATATAGAATGGGCAACGGTTGAGGCTAACGTAGGAACAATACATAATTTCAATAAATATTTAGGGGATAGCATTTATACGCATGAACTAGGAACTTTTCCAGATAGCTTAAACTCTGCTTTACAATGGAGAGATACAACAGGGGGGAATATTTACAGGCCATCAGGAAATGTTGGCATAGGCAGCAACTTTATTCCTACTTACTTATGGCACCTTAAAAAGAATCAGAATGCCCCTACTGATTTGGCAATAGAAAACACTACTGCCGGAGCATCTGCACAATCAAGGACAGTTTACATAAACGATAATACTTATGCAGCTACAGGTCTTTATAGTAGCGCCACATCTCCTTTAGGGCAAGTATTAGGTAATACTTTTTACCATATAGCAGACGGAAATTCAGGTATAGCTATAGGGGCAACAAATGCCACCGGAGGGTTTAGGGTCATGACAGGGGGTTTTACCGAAAGATTTAGAGTACACGCAAACGGCGCAGTAAGTATAGGGAGTTATGCAGATAGTACAACAGCTACGCTATATGTAGGGGGAGTTACGCTTACATCAGGAGTTTACGGCGGCACTTCATCCGGTGGGGATGTTGTGGTTTATTCTACAACACACGCAACAAGAGGCAGCACTATTTTTGACAGGTGGCGCATGGATTCAGCTGGAAGGTTTACAAACTACGGCGCTAATAATACAGTCAGTTACCAACAAAGAACAGGGACTTTTCTTACACAGTCTTACAGCCTTAACAACGGTTTTTTATCTGATAATATTTATTATAACGGCTCATCCTGGACACGTCTTGCAACTGGCTATGGTAGTGGGTTTCACTTCTTGAATGGGCAAACGGTAATTCATAATATTAACACAGGTACAGGCAACTTTACACAAAATCCAAATTTTAAAGTTGATTATAACGGGGATTTTGGATTTGGTACAGGGGTTGACTTAGGAGCAGGTTCTTTTACCGGGGCAACTTTTAGATGGGTATCAGGGGCTTTAAGAATGTCAACTTACGGGGCCGGTACACTTACAACAGATGCAAGCGGTAACGTTACGGCAACCTCAGATACCAGACTGAAGGATAATATTCGCCCGATGAAATACGGACTGGATATTATAAATAAGCTGGAACCTATAACATACTCATGGAATAAGAAATCAGGTAACGAAACCAAAGGGACATATGCCGGTTTTTCTGCTCAGAATGTGAGATCAGTTTTTCCATTGGGAACTGGTGTTATGCCTGATGGATATTTAACTCTACAGGATAGAGCAATTATGGCTGCTATGGTAAATGCAATTAAGGAGCTATCAGCAGAAGTAGAAAGACTTAAAAAATTAATAATTATAAAATGAAAAAATTATTACTCATTTTAATTATTTTTCAATCATGCCAGAAGATCCAGCAGCGTAAACTTGAGATCGTTGACGAGTCTGGATTAATTATTGAAAATATTTCAGATGCGAAAGGCGGTGTTAAAGGAAAGCCAAAGCCTACGCCCCAGCCAATACCTGATCCTGTACCACCTCCGCCAACAGGTAGCGGTTATTCATGCATATTTGTAGATTCAGATGGGCACGCTGCTACAGGCTGGGGAGAGGTTATAGAATGCGCTTCTGCCGGTAATATAGACATGGCTCAAATAATGAGCGAAGTAAGAGCATTGTACGCTAATTACAATGTGGTAATAACCGATGACGAGGCGGTATATAACAATGCTAACCCGTACAAGCGGATACGCGTTGTAGTTACGACTACGAGCGCATGGAAAGATCCGGCTTTCAGCGGGGTTGCTTATGTTGGTTCATTTACATGGGGAGATAATACTCCCTGCTTTGTTTTTTCGGACCGTTTATATTTTCTGCCCCACATGATAGCGGAAATTGTTGCGCACGAAGCCGGGCATACATTGGGGTTATATCACCAGACAGAATATGATGCGAATTGCAACCTGGTAAGTAGATATAAGAATGGCGCCGTTATGGGTAATAGTTTGAACAGTGTGCAGGGGCAATGGATTTATGGCACTACATACGCATGCGATGCCTACCAGGATGATGCGGCTGTAATAAGGTCAGTATTATAACGGTAAAGGATAGCCGTAAGATAAAAATGTATTATATTTAGCATGTTCTTTGATTGGTTAAACTATATAGTAAATAATCAATCTAAAATGATATTGTATGTCTTACAAACCACAAGAAATGGAAAACACCGGTATAGGTGCTTCGATATATGCTCTTATTAGTTTATCAGTATGGTTTAGTTCTACGTTTATTACGGTAAGCATGGGAACTATTCAAACTGTAGTATCTATAATGGGCGGGCTCATTGCAGCTATATCGGGTGCAATAAGTATTTATAAAAACCTTAATAAACCAAAATAAACTATTATGAAATCAGACCGTTTTACACTCAATTGGAATGACTTTTTAAAAGGCTTAATTGTAGCCGTTATTATGCCCGTTCTTACTATTATTCAGAATAGTATAAGCGAAGGAGAATTAACCTTTAACTGGCGTCTTATTGGCCTTACAGCCGTTGGTGCGCTCGTTGCTTACCTTATCAAAAACTTTCTTTCTGATAATGTGAAAGCGGCTGAGAATACACTTGAGGCAGCGGCTAAAAAAGAGCAACCTTGAAATATCTATTTTACATCATCTTGGCGGGAATTGGAATAGCTGGCTGCCGGTCTGCAGAAGAGCTTACCCATAAAGCTATTTCTAAAGATGCTGCTACTGTACAGGACATTACCCGTAAGTTATGGCCCTGCATTACCGTTGCAACAGATACTATTACCCATACAGATACCTTAGCTGATATAATAGCTGTAGACTGCCCAACAGAAACCGCCTGGCGTACTGATACTTTAGAGATAACTGAAGTGCAGCAACACAAGGGTAATACTGTTTATGTTCGTGTTCCGCGTATACGGGAAACCGTAAGGATTACAACACGCATACGGGATATGATAGATAAGGAGGAAGTTACCAGGGTGAATGCACAGATAAAAAGTGTAAAGCGATCAGCTAAAGCTGGCTGGATTACAGCCGGGGTAAGCTGGTTAATTATTGGGCTACTTGTATTCATCCTAATAAAGCGCAGATGAATAACTTTGAAATTTTTACTTTGATCAGGGTTGAAATTGATAAGTTTTTATACATGGCTAAACCATGGCCGGAATGTTTAGAGGAAATTAAACGATTAACGGATAAGTTATGACTGAAATTAAGTTCATGGACGATGCAGGCATTAAGCACATGCTCCGCGAGGAAGGATTGCGTTTAAAGCCATATTTAGACACGCAGGGCATACCTACCATTGCGGTGGGGTGTACCTACTATGAGAACGGTAGAAAGGTTAAAATGAGTGATCCTACTATCTCAAAGGAGCGTGCAATAAGTTTGTTTAGAACTGTGTTAAAGCATTATGAGCTGGCAGTATATTCTACAACCAGGGATGATATAAACCAAAATCAATTTAATGCCTTGGTAAGTTGCTGTTATAATATCGGAGTTGCAGGCTTCAAGGGATCTACCTTACTTAAACGAGTAAACGCTAAAGCCAGCGGCGAAATGATTGCAAAGGCATTTATGATGTGGACCAAGAATAAAGAACTAATACCACGCCGGAGCCGGGAGGTTGAACTTTATTTTAAACCCATCCAGTAGTTAACATGTATAGGTGGGTATGATGCCCGGTATAATCTTTGTAATTATCCCAATTGCCTCCGCAGTTATACACTACAAACGCCGCTTTACAATCTTCAGATATTGACTTAATAATACCGTTTTCTTTTTTGCCATGAGGCGCCGTATAATGTACGCATTCGCCCGGTTTAAATTGTTCCATAATTTTACCCTTTATTTTTTATATAAAACCTCTTCTTATCAGTCCGCTCATAAAATAACTCCCGGCTTTTCTTTTTTGTCTTACCGTCGTAAAAGATAGGAAATTCATGCCCGTATGCTTTATAATACCTGCCTGTTGGGATGCGGGTGCTGTCATTTGCGTTTGCATGGAGTGTTGCCAGAATCAGTAATAATGTAAGTATATGTTTCATAATGTAAATTTAATTATTTATCTGCTCTTAAATGCTCTATTGATTCTGTATGGGCTTTGTACTCCGCTATCTTCTTTTCCAGGGATTCAAGATATTCATAGGGGCTGTCTATGGCATACCGTCCTGTTGATTTATAAAAATTATGTCTTAACTGTTCCCTTACATCTTCAAGGTTTATAGGTTCTGACGTGGTAGATAAAAGTTCGATAATATCATTACACGCCTTACTGTAAGCGTTTTCTTCAAGGGCATAATGACTTTTATAGTTATCACGTAGTTTTTCAATTTTACTTATTATTTCGCTCTCTCCCTCGGCGGTGGGTGGATGGGATGATTGATGTGTTATGGAGAAATTAGGTAAATCAATCTCCTTGACAGCTAAATTGGTATTAGGAAAACATAATGCGCCGGTATCTGTCGGGTAACATTCAACATAAAACTTTTTGCCCTTATATATTTCAGTAAGTAGTTTTATGTTTTTTAAATGCTCTACGTTGTTATTTTTCTTTTCTTCCTCCACCACAAAGAACAGGTCTAAAGGTATGGGGGTAAGGCGCGAAAGTTCTTTATTGCTCCACATCCAATAATTTTTATCACTACGGGTTGCATAGTAGTAGTTATATTTCCCGTCAGGTGTTTCAAAATCTTCAGGGAAACATAGGTGAACTACCTCAATAAGCCTATTTACCTTATCAGTCCGTTGGCTATTATTCCAAATACAATGCGTTCCTTCCTTTACCTGTTGTACTAATTCGTTGTTTATATTCATGGTTGAGTGGATTTAAATCTATTGATAACTGAAATAAGATTTGGACATCCTGTAATAGACAGTAATTCTATAACCTGTTTTTCTATATCTTCATACCGATTATCCGTATCAACCCATTTATATCTTTTAGGGTCGCCTACCATTGCGGATTTTCGTGATCTAGGGTTATGGTAGGATATTTTTAAAGTATCATACCTTTTATCAAATACAAAATAAACACCTTTACTATCCGGTAATCTTTCGCTTGCTTCTATATAATTCATAACTATTTTTTTAAAGATTCAAAATACTTGTGTACTAACTCGGTGGTGGTGATAGGATTGTAACTAAGGCAATGCCAACAATCTCCTTTATAACTAAATTCCCATCCGGCTTTACCTGCCCACTCCAAAGCTGCCCATATATGGTTAAGGGTGATAGCTGAACAATCTTTAGCGGCTTGTATTTCATCTTCTTTCCCAACAAAAGGGGTTTCGCCGTAAATACATTGCATATCTTTTAAAGCATCTTCATGCTCCTTTACTAATACCTCTGGTATCATATAGATTGTTTTTGAGTATTATTAATAAATTCTGAATATTCAATTTTATACGTCTTTTTAAACCATTTTTTAAAATGACCTGTGCAAAGAGGTAATCCATCCTCCTGCTGAAATGTTGCAGGCTTGCCGCAAATATTTCTACCACGTCTGCCAAAACCGTTTTGTCCTTTATTTCTACCGCATGTTACCTCTGGTGTATTCATTGTTTTTTATTTTAAAATCCTCTAACTAATGTAAGCCCGTATTTATCTTTTTTACTTTTTAATTTACCCTTTACTACCATGTAGTTTATATTTTGAGGAGATGTACTCCACATCCTGGCAAGATCGCATGGCCGCATCCAGTCTGTTTTTTTAATCTTTATTTTCATAAATGCAAAGCTAAATAAACTTTATGAAATAAAAAATAAAATTTTATTAGGTAAAGTAAAATTTATTGTTTTATATTTGCTCTATCACTAAAAACAAACATTATGAATGCAGCCGCTAAAGAAATCCTACGGGTACAAAAAAAACAGTTTGAAATGGGTTTGCTCTGGATAAAAGTCATAGAAAGCCCAAACGCTACAAACGAAGAACGTAAAATTGCTATTGAGCAATATGCTACACTCCTTAACATGATTTTTGAAATCCAGTGTGAACTTTTATCTATTGACCTTACTAAAACCTTATTAGAATATGACAACGCCTGAGTTAATAATTGTCGCCTGCGCCTGCATCATCCTACTTTGCTACCTGTATTATGTAACAGCGGTTAAACCCTGCGAAGATGAAATGCGGGAAGAACAACGCCTGGCAGAAGCCGAAATGCAAGACCACAAAGATTTATTTAACCCCGATGAGGAGCGGAATTATAAGTTATGAATCAGACAGCATTTGACGTATGGGTACTTAACAACCTGGAGCCTGACCTTATAATTGCCGGTAATGCTAAACGGTATGAGCCGTTACCATCATGGCAGGAAAAGAACAGGTTATTGGATAAGGAAATGGAGGATATTAAAAAGAAGATTAAAAATAAGAATACTAAATAACAGGGAGCGGAATATTAGACGCGGCTGCGGCGGCTTATTAGGATGCGATAGCCAAGCATTAACTAATACATTTGTAGGTTAAATTCTGCCCCTGTTATCTTATTACATCTAGAAAAACCATAAAGGCTTACTTCGGCCTATTGCTTACCCTTTTTTATTATTTATCACTAAAAACAAATATTATGTCAACAGAAATTCAAAGAATGCCCTTCAGCGATATGCTGCAAATGGGTAAAGTATTTGCAGAATCAGGAATGTTTGCAGATACCAAAGCTGCTGCACAAGCTATAGTAAAAATACAGGCTGGGCAGGAAATTGGTATAGGCCCATTTGCTGCTATGTCTGGCATCCATATCATTCAGGGTAAGCCTACGATGGGCGCTGGCCTTATGGCGTCCTGTGTAAAGGCATCCGGTAAATACGATTACAAAGTGGTACAACATGATAAGAAAATTTGCACCATTGATTTTTACCAGGGGAGCGAAAAAATAGGTAGCAGCACTTTCACCGATGCAGATGCAAAAGCCGCTGGAACTAAGAATATGGATAAGTTCCCGCAAAATATGCTATTTGCAAGGGCAATGAGCAACGGTGTAAAATGGTATACTCCAGATATTTTTGCCGGTCCGGTTTACACTCCTGAAGAGATGGGGAGTGTGGTTATTGAAGATGTGGAGCACGTTATTGTAGATAAAACAACAGGTGAAATGAAAACAGAAACAACTCCGTTAGGATCTCAAGAGGAAATTGATTCTTTCATTGATGGCCTTAAAAATTGTGAATCCAAGAAAGACCTGGTTGATTATAAAAAAATAGTTCCTGCCTACATCGTTTCTGATGCTTCATTTATTGATGCAGCAAAAAAACGTTATGAACTTGTTATGGCTGCTCCCGTAAAATAGTTTTTAGTGGTAACCGAGCCGGGCGGTATACCCCGGTGTTTTTTATGCCTCGAAACTTAGTTAAAGCAACAAAAAATAAAGCCCATAGAGTTTATGAGCCGCCAACTAAATGGCACTACGCAGGCTTAGGAGTTGTTTACTGCACTCATTTCGGATGCGGTAAGGAGCTAACTATCCGGGAGCAACTATTCGGAAATAAATGTATTCATCATTCAATAAAATAAATTATGGAACTCGTAGGAAAATTTAAAAAGCAACTTGAAATAGTTGAGCGCAAGGATTTTAAATCCCGCAAAGTATGGATCGTAACGGAAGATAACCCGCAATACCCGCAGACGGTTGAACTGGAAACGCAACAGGACAAGGTAACATTGTTTGATAACGTTGCTGAAGGTGCGCCGGTAAAGTGTTATATCAATTTGAGGGGTAGGGAATGGACGAATAAAGAGAACGTGGTAGTAATTTTTAATAGTTTGGTTTGCTGGAAAGTTGAAGCGTTGCCGCGTGGTGCGAAGGTTGCTGAAAGTAAGGCACCGATAGAAGAAGATACTTCTGGATTGCCATTTTGATTATTAACACCACTAAAAACAATTTATGGATTATTTAGAATTTTTAGAAAGGAAACGGCATTCTATTGGTAACTCTGGATTTGATTGCAACTTTATTCCTGATATAGCTTTTGACTTTCAAAAGTTTGTTATCGAAAAATCAGTAAAGAAAGGACGGATAGCAAACTTCTTAGATACAGGCCTTGGCAAAACTTTGGTTCAACTTTCTATTGCCGAAAATATAATAAGGCATACAAATAAAAATGTACTTATCCTTACACCGTTGGCAGTAGCATTTCAATTTATTGCCGAGGCTGAAAAAATAGGGGTAGGGGATATCGAATACTCAAAGGATGGCACGTTTACAAAAAAGATAGTTATTTGCAATTACGAAAGATTACATTATTTTAATGCATCTGATTTTGTTGGTGTTATTTTGGATGAATCCAGCATCCTTAAAAACTTCGACGGTAAAATAAAATCCCAGGTAACAGCATTTATAAAAAAAGTTCCTTACCGGTTCCTGTCAACAGCAACACCCTCACCAAATGATTTTATAGAGCTCGGTACTAGCTCAGAGGCTTTAGGTTATATGGGTTACATGGATATGCTTACAAAGTTTTTTAAGAACAATCAAAACTCTGTTGATAGCACAAACCGAAACATCGGGGAAAAGTTTTACTTAAAACCACATGCAGAAAAATCATTTTTTGAATGGGTTAACCAATGGTCAATAATGGCAAAGCTTCCGGGTGATTTAGGATTTTCAAATGAAAGATACATATTGCCGGATCTCCACGTAAATAAGCATGTAGTAAAAAATCAAAGCATGTTTGATGTTAACGGTCAATACAGTCTTTTTACACCCGTTGCAAAATCTATGACCGAAGTACGCCACGAACAAAAACAAACCGAGGAGAAACGCTCTGAGCACGCCGTGACACTTGCTAAATGTAAAACTTCTGTTTACTGGTGTAATACCAACAATGAAAGCAGTATTTTAAAGAACCTGGATAAAGAAGCTGTAGAAATTATCGGTAGCCAGTCAATTGAGCGAAAAGAGGAGATATTAATCGGGTTTGCAAAAGGCGAAATAAAAAGAATAATCACTAAAGCAAAGATGACATCCTTTGGACTTAACTGGCAACATTGCAACCACTCCGTATTTTTCCCTACATGGTCCTATGAACAATATTACCAGGCAATACGTAGGTTTTGGAGGTTTGGCCAACAGAATGAGGTTACCATTGATCTCGTAGTTTCCGATGGGCAGCAAAGGGTTTTAGATGCCATTCAACAAAAAACAGAAAAGGCAAAAGCGTTATACGATAGCCTTACCAAAAACGTAAACGGTTCATTCGTTCACACAATTAAAGAATTTAACACACCAATTATTAAACCATCATTTTTATGAGCCAGGTTAAAGAACAAATAATAACAGACCGGTATGCAATTTATAATAGCGACTGCATGTTGGTAATGCCAACAATAGAAGATAAAAGTATTGACCTTTCGGTTTACTCCCCTCCGTTTGCAGGACTGTATAATTATTCATCATCGGAAAATGATTTTAGCAACTGCGAAACAAAGGAACAGTTTTTAGATCAGTACGAATTTTTGATAAAAGAAATTGCCAGAGTAACAAAGGATGGCAGAATAAGCGCAGTTCATTGTACAGACGTATTTGATAATACTTGCAGGCTTTGGGATTTCCCGCACGAGATAATTAAACTGCATGAAAAATACGGTTTTGAATATCGCAACCGGATAACCATCTGGAAAGAGCCTTTAAAGGTTCGTATGCGTACAATGGTACAAAGCCTGATGCATAAATTTATTGTAGAGGATAGTACCAAATGCTTTACGGCTATGCCTGATTACGTTTTAATATTCACTAAGAAAGGAGAAAACCAGGTGCCAGTAGTTCACCCGTTTGGTCTCAATGAATATGCCGGGGAAACACCAATACTGCCAAATATTTTAAGGGCATGGAATAATGCTAATAACTCAAATCTTAATGAGGATCAGCTTTGGCAACATCTTAATAATGTGAATGATGAAAAAGGTATCACAAAACTAAATCATTATATCTGGCAAAGGTACGCCTCCAGTGTTTGGGATGATATCCGCATTGATAATGTTTTACCTTTCAGGGATAGTAAGGATCCTGAAGATGAAAAACACGTACACCCATTGCAGTTAGATGTAATTGATAGGCTGATTGAGCTTTACAGCAATCCCGATGAAATTGTTTTAACTCCATTCATGGGAGTAGGTAGCGAGGTTTACAGTCCCGTTTCAATGGGCAGGAAGGCGATTGGAATAGAATTAAAAGATAGCTATTTTAAACAGGCTATTGAGAATTTGAAATATGCAGAAACCCGTTTTGATAACAATAAAGCTGAGCAATTATCCCTATTATGAACAAAGGTAAATACCGAAGGTTATCACCCGACGAACTAACAGCAAACCATAATAAAATTATCGAACTTAAAGAGCAGGGGTTATCATTAAACAAGATAGCAGCCGAATTAAATACTACTTACGGAAGTGTTCTTTATGTTATTTATCGTAAAAATAATAATGGGCTATGGAAAAAAGCATCATGACCTGGAATCGAAGATACTCTGAAGCCCATGCATTATACTGCAAGGATAAATACCCTGTTGCATTCGAAGCCAGTGGCGGCATGACAATGAAGGTTAATTTCCCATGCGTTACTAAGGCCAATGGCTTAACATTGGCAATAGAAAATTACTTGTTATGGTGTGGTTACCGGTGCACCAGGATAAACGTTCATGGCCGGGTAATTAACGGAAAACATATATTTAGCTCAACCAGAAAAGGGAGTGCTGACCTTAGCAGTACGATAAAAGGCCGGTCCGTGATGTGGGAAATTAAGATAGGTAAAGACAAGCCTTCTGAACATCAATTGAAAGAACAACGTTTAGAACGTGCTGCCGGCGGTGAGTATTTTTTCGTTAAAACGATACATGAGTTTTTTGATCTTCTAGATAATTATTTAGTATCTTTGCAACACAATTCATTTACCGGAGTAGAGACTGGAAAATGAATATATTAATCAGGCTTTAAAAAGGGCTCAGCATTTCTCTACATGTTGCAGCCCTTTTAGTTTTTTTATGGCATCCCTTAAACCTTTTGCAGCATGATTAGTAACATAGAGGAAATCAAATCAGCTGCAAATATTGTTGAGGTCCTTTCAGATTTTATTAAGATAAAAAAATCAGGATCAGAATACGAAGCGCTTTGTCCGTTTCATAAGGAGAAAACCCCATCCTTTAAAGTTTCACCGTCTAAGGATATTTACAAGTGCTTTGGCTGTGGCAGGTCCGGGGATTCAATAGATTTTTTAATGGGCCATGAAAACATGGACTATGTAAAAGCTATTCGTTATCTGGCTGGTAAATATCATATTGAAATATCTGAAGAAAGAAAGGTGTACGAAAAACCTTTACCCAGGCTGGAAAAGTTACAACCGGCAACAATAAAATATTTTGAAGGCAGGGGAATATCAAACAATACTTTATTACGTATGGGCATTTCCGAATCTATGGAATGGATGCCCAAAGCGAATAAAGAAGTACCTGCCATCTGCTTCAACTATCTCAAAGATGGCGAACTTGTAAACATTAAATTCCGCGCAAAGGATAAAGATTTTAAGCTCCATAAAGATTCGGAGCTTATTTTTTACAACTTAGATTCTTTGGAAAATGAAACTACAGCTATTATAGTTGAAGGTGAAATAGATGCTTTAACGTTACATGAATGCGGCATCTATAATGTAGTATCTGTACCAAATGGAGCTGGCACAGGGCACCAACAATTAAAATACCTTGATAATTGCTGGCAATATTTCGAAGGTAAAACACAGATAATGGTATTTACAGATAATGATGAACCTGGCTTGCGCTTAAGGGATGAAATTTCCAGAAGGTTAGGTCGGGACCGATGTTATACTGTTGATTACCCAGAAGATTGTAAGGATGCAAACGAGATTCTTATGAAGCATGGTAAAGGAATGGTCTTATCGGTAATTGAGCAGGCTAAAATATGGCCAATTGAGGGAATTATTAATGTAGAGGATGTTTATGATACCGTTGTTGATTATTACGAGAACGGATACCCGAAAGCCGCTGAAGCAGGAATAGTTGGCCTTGATGAGTTAATAACTTTTGCTGGTGGTACTATGACAATAGTTACGGGGGCACCAGGTAGCGGGAAATCAGAATTTTTGGATTATATTGTTACCCGTTTAGCCAGGCGCCACAACTGGAAATTTTCAGTTTGCTCATTTGAAAACCCAACACCAATACATGTAACCAAACTAATGGAAAAATTTACCGGAAAAGCATTTGATTTTAGGAAAAATTTTGATCACCGAATGAATCGTGATGAATTTGAAGAATCCATAGTTTTAACTGACACTTATTTTTCTTTTATAAATATTGGCCAGGTAGATGTTAGCGTAGAAGGATTGATTTTAAAGTTGACTGAGGTTGTAAAAAAGAAAGGTATTAAAGGGGTTGTTATGGATCCATGGAATTACGTTGAGCATAAAATACCGATGGGTTATACCGAAACCCAGTACATAAGCGAGGCTTTATCTTTACTCAAAGAGTTTGCTATTAAAACCGATATTCATTTATTTATTGTTGCTCATCCTACTAAATTAAGAAAAGATCAGTCCGGCCATTACCCGGTAGCCACCCTTTACGACTGTGCTGGTAGTGCTCACTTTTTCAATAAAACAGATAACGGTTTATCTATTCACAGGGATAATTCAAAGGGAATTGTAACAGTTTATTCTCAAAAAATTAGGTTTTCATTCCATGGAAGTGTTGGTTATAACTCCTTCACTTTTGATACATTCACAAGACAATATTTACCAGTATGAAAGAATCTTACTACTTCGCTCATGATTATGAGCCCACAAGTGATCCAAAAATCTCTGCTTTATTAGCCGAATTTGGCGCTGAAGGTTACGGTATTTATTGGCGAATTGTTGAAATGTTACACTCAAACCCGGATCATAAAATACCTAAAAAGAAGTACATTTTTATAGCACTTGCTAAACAACTTATAACAAACGATAACAAAATTGAACTTGTTATAACATACGCTACGGATGTTTGCGAATTATTTTTACCTGATTCTGAATTTATTATTTCAAAAAGAGTGATGAGAAATTTTGAAAAAAGGGAAGAAATTTCTGAAAAAAGAAGCAATGCCGGTAAGGCTGGAATGCAGTCCAGATGGGGTTTGGATAACAAAGCTATAACAAATGGAAAACATGTTATAACAAAAAATAACAAACATAACAAAGGAAAGGAAATAAAAGGAAAGGAAAATATACCAAAAAATGATTTTTCGCCTGGCGGCAAGTATGAAAACATGGTTTTTTGAAAATAACAACTAACTTTAATTTATGGCAGATAAAGGCAGACCAACAAAATTTACTCCTGAATTAGCAGACCTGATTTGCTCAAAGATTGCGACCTCATCCAGAAGCCTAAGGACAATCTGTGAAGATGAAGAGATGCCAGCTGTTAGAACAATCATGTATTGGTTACGCGACAACGCAGATTTTTTGCAGCAGTACACGCGCGCGAAAGAGGACCAGGCTGATTATTTAGCTGAAGAGATGATTGATATTGCAGATGATGGCAGTAATGATTTTATGACCATTACCAAAGGCGACACATCATACAACGTGGAGGATAAAGAGGTAACCAGCCGTTCAAAACTCCGCGTTGAAACCCGTAAATGGATTGCCAGCAAATTGAAGCCTAAAAAATATTCTGAAAGGATGGATATTACCACAGATGGCGATAAAATAAACGCATCACACCAATTAACGCCTGAACAATTCTCTGAACTCATAAGCCAGATAAATGCAAACAGCAACCCCGGTTAAGGCCAGCGGTTTTGTAAAGCTCCCGAAAGTATTGCAGGAAATTTCCCTGCTAAATAATATCCTGCCGGTTAACGATGTTTTCTACCCGGTCCTGGATGATGAAAGCAAAATCTTACTGTTGTATGGTGGTTATGGATCAGGCAAATCGATATTTGTTGTCGATAAACTTTTGGATGAGGCAATGGCCGGTGGGTACTTTAGATGCCTGTACGGTCGAAAGGTTTTTGATACGATCCGGATATCTATCTTCCCAACGTTTACGGATAGGATTGAAGAACGAGGGTTAAGAAGCCAGTTTAAATACTCTAAGAGTGATAACAGCTCCATGGTTATAACCTGTATAAAAACAGGTGCTTTATTCATCCCGTTTGGTGCTGACAACATTGATAAAATAAAATCAGTAAAGGATCCCTCTCACATCATTTGCGAAGAGATGGACCAGTTTTCGTTAACTGATTTCGGAGTACTCGTTTCCAGGTTACGGACGCCCAAAGTAAAATCGAAGCTCATCGGGATGTTCAATACAACAATGGTTAAAAAAGACCATTGGATAAAAACAGTTTTTTTTGGAAAAGATACCCCTTCTGAATTTTCAGAAATATCTATAACAAAAATATTCTGCAATTATGTAGATAATTACTTTTTGAATAAAAAAGAGTATGAGCAAACGATGTGGATTGGCGCCGCGTTCAATAAACAGAAGTTTGAAGAGATTGCCCAGGGGCTTTGGGGAGTTGAAGAAAACGAGGCGCCTTTCTGCTACACCTACGATGAAAAGAAGCACGTTAAGCCAACGGTATTAAATCCACACTATGAGGTTAAACTGTCCTTTGACTTTAACTGCGATCCGATAACATGCGGCGTTTACCAGGATGACGGCATGACGTTTATACGAGGTATAGAGCAGATTAAATTGGCAAATAGTAACATATATGACCTTTGCGATTATATCAAAGTTAAATACGGACATTGCTTGCTGGTAGTTACAGGGGATGCTACCGGGCGCGCTAGGTCCGCGATGGTGAAAGATAACCTGAATTATTTTAAAA